TTAATGTACCTAAAAAGTTTTTAAAGCCAGCACCTCCCCTTCAGCAACCAGACACGCCTATCGAAGGGCCGAAGCCTCCGGAGGCACCAAAAGAAGAACCAGGTTTCTGGTCTAAGATGGCGCCTGAATTCAGCAATTCAATTTCTTCGCTGAAAAGGAAGCAAGGCCCTGAAAGCACAATCCGTCCTTTAGATTCAGAAGACAGAACAAAGATAAAACCGCCTAACAGCGACATCGAGCTGGAATCCATGCAGGCGGTTGTTGAGCTGGATGACCTGAAGCAGGCAACAGGCGACCTGCAGATCCGGGATCGCAGCAGGCTGGAATCGGATCGCGGGGTCCGGGATCGAGCGCAGAATCTTGATGTTCCTCAAATCACAGAAAATTCCAGGACTTCCGATACAGGCTCCCCCATCATTACGCCCGACGGCACCATCATATCCGGCAACGGCAGGGCATTGACCCTGGACCTGGTATTCACGGACCCGGCATTTGCTGAACAGAAGCAGCAGTATCTCGATTACATTCTGCAAAGGGCGCCTAGAGCAAAAGACTTTAAGAAGCCGATCCTGGTCAGAGAACTAACTGGTGAAAATAAGATTGGGGATCCTGTCACCCCGGAACTGCTGAAAGAATTTGCCACGGCTTCGAATGAAGCTGCCGTCAGCGCCCTGAGTGCCACGGAGCAGGCCAAGCGTGATGCAGACGCCCTGAATCTCGAGACTCTGGATTTATACAAAGGCGGATCGCTGACGAATACGGATAACGCCATGTTTATCAGCGCCTTTGATCGGCGTGTTGTTCCGAAATCAGAACAGGGCCAGTTTTATAACAAGGGCGCACTCACCCTGGAAGGCGAGAAGCGTATCCAGAATGCCATCCTTGCCAAGGCATATGATGATCCTACGGCCCTGGAGCGGATGCTCGAATCGACTGGAACCGACAACGTCAAAGCCTTATCAGAAGGATTGAGGGACGCAGCGCCTGCATTTGCGAAGCTCAAGGTTGCGGACAATATTACTGAAGAGATGAAGGCGATCCCGCAGAAGCTGGTGGACGCGGTCAATAAAATCTCTGATCTAAGAAACGATAAAACGATACCGAATCCGGTCAAAGAATATTTTAACCAGGGCTCTCTCTTCCAGGAGGACGCCGATCCTGTCCGGGATGCCTTCATTTCTGCATTTTATAATGAAGAGAAAACCAGACCGAAATCCAAGGAATACATCCGGGATATGGTGCAGTTCCTGGTGGACGAAGTCATGGGTCAGGAACCAGGTGGATTACCTGGTCTTGAAAATACTGTCGAAGCCGGTACAGTAATCGATATCGCACAACGTAAAGCAAGAGAGAGAGAAGATGCCAGAAAAGAAAGAAGAAACGCCAGAAAGCAAAAAAGCCTCCCGGGAATCGATGAAGCTCGTAGCGAAAGCCTTGATGCGGACAGCGAACAAGCACGACCTACCGGACGCAAGAAAAGCCGCACAAAAGCTAAACGAGATAGCGGACCAGAGTTAGATGCCGACACCAGCACCAGGGGCGAACCTGAAGTTTCTAGACGAGATACTGAGCCTGGGGGTGAAAGTAAACCGCCGCCAGGAACCCGACCCGGAGAAATCGGAAACAAAGAACATGCCAACCCGAGAATCTCCATCTTCCGCCAAGCCTTCACGGACTATGCAGCACCAAGAGGGCAACGATGGCAGGACATTGAAAACAAAACCCCAATCTTCAAACGAAACGTCCTGAAGGAACTGATTCAGGAAAAGTTTCAAATACCCTACATTGCAACATCACCGACTAACATAAAGATCGATGATGATTTAGATAACCTGCTGGACGCCTATCGTCAGCTGCAGGTTATGGCCAATGTTCTACAGCTTCCCAATTCAGCAATCAGTCTCAATGGTGATTTAGGATTAGCACTCCCAGGTAAGGACTGGGGCGGATATTACGCTGCCTTTTATAATGAGAAGGGAGGCGACGCCGTCACCACGAAATCTGATCTTCCGGAGATTGCTGCACCTTTCATCATCATGCCTCCATCCCCGATCAAGGGCCTGGGTCGTTCATTATCCTTCGGCCATGAATGGGGCCATGCACTTGATTATCACATCCTTTCCAAATTAGGAACCGACTGGGATCGGGGTATGTCTGCGCGGATCCGCACCCTCAAAAAGGACGACTCTGCCTGGATGGATGATGTCGATTATGCAGATGATCCGAATACCAGGGAGCTGCAGCTGGCATTCGGTGAGGTGATGAATGCTCTCTTTTTTGACATGGATGAAGTTGCATCGAAGGTGATGAACCTGGAGCATTCGATTGCCAGGAAAGAGATGAACCATTTGCGGGACGGCAAGAAGCTTGGCGAAAACGAAAGCCAAAGCCTGACCGAGGATAGAAGAAAACTGAAAAGTTTCATTGAGGGAAGCACCAACATGAAAGTGAAGGGCTCCCAGTACATAGAAGATGTTCAGGCGTTCTCGAAGAAACCTTACTGGCAGCGCCCTACGGAGATGTTCGCCAGGGCCTTCGAGATGTACCTTGCCCACAAGATCACCCAGGCTAACTTCACAACCGAATTTCTGACCTCGTCTGACGCGGCATACCAGATGAGCCTCGACGAAGTCGAAGGGGCCGACAAGCGATTCCCACTTACTCATCCCCAGGAATCTGAACGAAACAACGTCATCCTAGCATTCGAGAGACTGTTTGCCTCGATCCAGACTCACCCGGACTTCCTCGAAGGCGACCCTGCAGCTGCACCTGGTGATTACGATATTCTGGATCTCAAGTCACAGTTCACCGGCGTACAGGAACTCAGTGTCTGGGATCCGAAAAGCTGGTCGATCTGGAATGCCGAGGTGAAGCGCAACATCCAGGCTGCTCGTAACCACATGGACAAACAGAAGATGCGTCCATTGCGTTACGGCGAAGAATCCTGGAGGGCGCGTACTCAAATGGCATTGCAGGATCAGTTTTATTATCCGTTCCTCAGATCAAAGACTGCGACTGTCATTGGAATGCGGAACAGAATAAAGAAAGCGCGACCTGGTGAAACGGCTGCAGACAGGTCAAGGCGTCTGGAAGCCCTTGAAGCAATCAACTACATCCAGAGTGCGATATTTACGGAACCTGGTGCATCCTTTGAGACTCATAAAGACGGAGTATTCCCGGAAGCAGTCAAAGCCCGGCATCGTATTTTCGCCAAGAGTTATATTGATAAAGTAAAAAAGCATAAGCTTGATCTGATCACACCAGAGCAGGAAAAGACTCTTGAGCTGATCATGGTTTCGGATCCTGAAACCCAGGCTAAATTGGATCGTGGCGAGATTGACAAGAAGCTCGTCGATGCAGCTGCTGATCTTAGGATTTTATTAAACCAGATTCACCGATATGTAAAAGGACCTGAAACCCGAGTTGATATAAATTATTTGCCAGAGAATGGTTATCTCCCTCGAGTGACGGATACCATCAAGGTTTTCGGTGATAAACAGAATTTTCTTTATGGCCCTCCAGGGTCCACTCAGAAAGGCGCAAAACCTTTATATTATGAAGTCCTCTGGCCCAATGATCATGGAGAGTTTGTAGAACCGGAATTGGATGAAAACGGCAATGCTATTCCGGACAGTGTCGATCAGATCCTGAGTGTCGGCAAGGAGGCCATGAAGCAGCAGTATAATGAGCTGGCCGAGGATCCAGATTCCCCAGTTTCGGTTTTAAGGGATATTTACAGGACCATTACTTCTTCACAAAATGCCATGAAGAAGGCATTGAAGCAGTTCGAGCAGGACGCCATCTCAGAGAAAGACCTTAATGAAATATTAGAAAAATCCAGAAAAGACATAAACGAAGCAGTGATGATGAATCCGGAAGCCCTGGAGGATGCTTACTACGAAGTTGCAGATTTGTGGGCGGAATTCGGAGCCCAGGATTGGCTGCATCGAATCGAGATTACTGCAGGCGAGGATCCGAATGCTCATTCCCCGATGGGCCGGTTTACCAAATCCAGGGTGCTGCCAAGAGAAGCCGATACCTATATGCGTGAATTCTATATGGACGGCCTGGAAGCAATCTCCAATTACATTACGAGTGCAGTCCGGAAAGCAGAATACAATCGACGATTCGGGACTCACCTGGTTCCAAGAAAGCAGAAAAGGGATCCGGTTACGAAGCAGCCTAGAAATTACCTGGACTACCTCTTTCAAGAAAAACTTTCCGGCGTCCTGGATGAGACAGACATCAGACAGCTTCGATTAACAATCCAGCATTCGACCGGCACCCAAAGCCACTTCCAGGATGATGGGATGCGGAAGGCGCTGCAAAAGATCCATGCTATGGGAACCATGAGTCTGCTTTCCCGAGCTGCGATCTCGAGTATTGCGGAACCGCTGACTGCAGGGGTTCAATCGGAATCCGTTCTCAAGGGGATGGAAGCAATGGCTCTAACCATTGAAGAGGTCTTTTCGAAGCTAGGAACTAAAAATATGCAGGAGCGCGTCAAGGTCCGAAGGCAACTCGCTAACATCCTGGGAGTTGTTGATGATCCTGAAATTGGTGACATCATTTCGAATCGCCTGGGTGGATCGTTTGCCGATGACCCTGCACTGGCCAGACGGATGCAGATATATTTTAGGCGGACTTTGCTGACCGGATACACCAATGCCAGCCGCCGAGCAGTGATGCGAGTCGGGATCCAGTTCCTAAAAGAAATGAGTCAGGAATACCTGGATAACCCTGGACCTGGTTATGCGCGGGATACGTTGCTGGATTTCGGAATCACCGATAACGACATGAAGGCGTATGCCGAATACATGACGCAGTTCAATGTTCAGCTTCCAGACATCGATGCACTCTTAGAAAGTGACGGACAGCTGCATGAAATGGGTCGGCTGATGTCCATATCGGTTGGACGTTTCACCAATTGGTCGATCCAGGATCCGGATGCACAAGACCGCCCTCGATGGGCCGAGCATCCAGTTGGTCAGTTGGTTTATGGGATCACATCGTTCAGTTATGCCTTCGGCAAGAATGTATTGGTTGCCGGTTATAAAAAGACGAAGCGAGAATACAGCAAGCGCGGACTCACTTCCGGGAATCTGATGGCGGCCAGGTTATCTGCAGCGATGTTCTCCGTTTACATGGGTCATACCATTGTAAACGCTTTCCGGGAACGGCTTACCAATGAAGAGCGTTGGAAGGAAAAGAAAGAGAAAGGTGAGCTGGGGAAATATTTATTGGAAATGGGGATTTACCGATCAGGTATCACTGGAGCCTTTGATCCGCTTTTCCAGGCATGGCGATCTCTGAAATACCAAGTTGACCTGGGCAATCTGTTTATTGGTGCAGGGCCGACCATGTTTGCCAGGGGTGGCGAGAAAATGCTTAAATGGTTAAATGAAGATACAAATTCGGCAAATACACAGGCTGCAGAATATCAGGCGTGGATCGGGTTCATTGAAGCATTCATCGTTCCAATGACCGCCTGGTATGTCGGATCCAATCCTAACTTTGCGCCTTTCCTGGGGATGGCTCAAGGTCCTACAGCTGCCGGAATCATGGCTACTGTTTCAACACCGGATGTTAAGCATTTTATAGCAAACTCGCTGCTATGGTTTTTGACTGGTGAGACATACACACCCAGGAAGGGCCGCCAGGCGAAGAAGCGCAGGGTCCAGAACAAGTCCGGCAAGTTCACTAATTATTAAACGCAAATAAAAACGCAATCCGTTTCACAAAAGACAGTGATACCAACGGATCGAGGTAAGTTGGCATGGTTTCACCTCGACCACAGTTGGTTTTGTAGAGTGCTGACCTACAGCCGTTCTAAGGGCTGGAAGGACAAATTGACCGGACAGGTCCGGACAATCAACAACGCAATTTGCGTTTTATGAGGGATAAATCGCATTTTGAGATTTATCTTCGAGGGTAGGTTTCCGATTAATTGCGGACCTCAGATAATCCGGCGAAAGATGTAGATAATTCATTTCTACAGTCCTTTGCGTATCACCCAAAACCCCAGCAATTTCACCCATCGAAACACCTCTCATCGCCGCATGGCTTGCCCATGAATGCCTGAACTTGTGAGGTGATCCTTCGAGCCCAAGATCCACCATAATTCTTTGGACTCCGTAATGGATGTCGGTTTTATAATCAAGAACCAGATTTGTTTTTCGATGCTGATATGCAATTTTTAACATAGGCATCAGCAAATCGCTGATCGGCACCGGAGGGCGCCTCTTCGATGTCTGGTTCCTGCCAGTGGGATTGAATTGAATTCTGCCATTGTCCAGGTCAACCTGGTCCCAATTCAATTCCAGGATTGCTGTTTTACGTTGTGCCGTTTCCATCGCAATGATGCAAAACCTGGCTTCGCGTGTCAGCCATCCTTGCTCCCCGGAATGCTTTGACCCAGCCCGGGCAAAGTCTTCCATACAATAATAATAAATCAAATCCAGTTCTTCGAGAGTGAAAATATCATCTCTAGGAGGACTTGCTGGTGGAAGTTCAATGTATGGAATAATTTTAGGATCAAGTCGTCTTTCACTAGGTTCGACCTTATCCCTAAAAAAATTAAGGGCGGCGCGTAACTTGAGCAGCTCCATCCTTATGGTTCCATCTGCCGCAACTTTGACTCCGTAAACACCTTGTCTTCGAAGCCGAATGTATTCGCGGCTGTCCTTCCTTCGTACCTCACTAACACTCATTTTCCCAAAATGATCTTTTAAGTGATTAACGACGGAAGGGTATCGATCTTCAGACAGCATCCTTCCCTGGATCCAGTCTTCGAACCATACATCTAAAACAAAAGAAACTTTCGGATCAGCGCAAATCAGCTCTTCGAGGCTTCTAGCGTCAAGCCAGCCTGAGAACCTTTCTTTTGCTGTTTCTGAATCCTTCGTCCGTAGGCTCGTTCTTTGCCCTCTTCCATGTTCATGATAGAGGACGTACCACCATCCGTTGTCAGCCTGGTGTAACCTGGGCGGCAACGTCTGCTTTCCCATTGTATCCTTTCTATATCAGATTGAGGGATCCGAACCAAACGGCCTATCCGAATGGTCCGGAGCTTCCCGATTCTTCTTAGCCTTTGCACGGATTTCTCTGAAATCCCCAAGACCATGCTGCATTGCAGCTGCGTAAGAAGAGTTTCACTCATTTATGATAGTCATAATTCTCATTGCCTGGTCGTTGGTGAGTTCCTGATTCACCTGAACCCACATCTTACCAGGGCGACCTGAAACTGCTTTGATCTCCAAAGCAGGTACTTCTTCTTCAGCAACAGCATCGGCAGCATAGTTCGGGTAGAGTTGATCCGGCTCTATCTGAAATACTTTTGCCATTTTCTGTAAGCTCAATCTAGAAGGTACTGTTTTGCCTTTCAGGTACGTCGAGATAGAATCCCGGCCTATACCCGAGGCGCGAGATAAATCAACCTGTCGCCAGGCTTTCTGCATCAGCAGGTGTTCCAGCCGTCGGGCGAACTCCTGTCTTCGTAAACGCTTCACCCCGGGATCCGGGGCTGCCCCTCCGGTTAGGAGAGTTGGTTTTGCGACTTTTTCTGCATTCATAGTCTAGTGATGGTGGTGGATGTTCAAAAATGAGTGCCTTTCGCCGTCTACGATGACCGCAAGGGCTTGAATTATTGATTATTGTTAGCGGAGGTGGATGAAACATAATTGGGTGCCTAAATATCATTTAGCCCTCCCCTAGAACTTCCTGAAGCTAAGTCCCCTCTCAGTATTAATGCATACGCTTTTGTGTCGATTCCGCTTTTATTCGTAATACCACATCGGCCTATGCAAGTTACTTTTTCTTTTACAGTTTTCATAACTACTCCTTTTAATAAATACCCCTTCCTTTCATGGGGCAGGTTAACAATTAGCCCGAGCTAGGCTGTTGAGGAATCAAGCGTAATCCTGTCCGGTCGATTTGTCCAGTATTATTTTTTAGTTTGACAAGACATTCTGGTTAGCATAGTTTTGTTGGCTGATGCAATCGACAACCAACAAGATGGAATTTGTAGGATGATTTTAGACACAAAAACTCTGGTCAGGGATTTCGGCGGTGTATCAAAACTGTCCAGACAACTAACGGAAATAGGCCACCCGATAACCGCCGATGGTATTCAAAAATGGAGGCGTAGAGGCACCATTGCTGGCAAATGGCTAGTCGCATTGTCTACCCTCGCCAGGGAGCGCAATCAGCGTTTCGATCTATCCGAATACATTAAAGAAGTTGCGTGAAGACCTGGGGAATTGATCCAGGCTTGAATGGGGCCATCGCCCTCCTGGACTCAAATGGCCAGACTCTCGAACTTTTTGATATGCCCACTCTGGCCATAAAAAAAGAGAAACGAGAAATCGCGCCGATCCTGATTGCAGACATTCTGCTGACCGAATCCAATACCCGGGTTTATGTCGAGCGTGTTGCTGCACGACCTGGTCAAGGCGTCACCTCAATGTTCAACTTCGGCAAAGGCTTCGGGATGATCCTGGGAGTGATTGCCGGAATGCAGATGAGCATTCACCTGGTCACACCAACCCAGTGGAAGCGCGACCTGAAGCTCCCTCCAGGTAAGGACGGATCCCGGGAAGCCGCCATGAATCTGTTTCCTCAATACTCAGACAAATTCAAAAGAAAAAAGGATGACGGAAGAGCGGATGCTGCCTGCATCGCATTCTGGGGTCAGCGTTTCGGATTGGAGGATTTTTGAAGAAAAAGAAACAGCCAACCCATGAAGTTGTAGACCAGGCCGTCAAAGACTTCTTAAAAAAAGGCGGGAAGATCAAAAAGCTCAAGCAGGATAACAGTGGAGGCGATTACACCCAGAAACTCGAACAGGCGGAAAGACAGACGCCTACAACTCTAAGGATTGATCCGGTCCCTTTTGAAAACAAATTCGGATGGGGGTCACATTGATTACAAAAGAACAGCAACAACTCAAAACCATCCAGAACGGATTCAACCGGCACAAGATTTACCATGTCTCTGCATCCAACGTGAACCGCTTCCGGGAATCCCCGGATTCCTGGGTTGCGTCCTATCTGTATCACCTCCGGTTTCCAGCCGGTTATGCAGCCATTCAGGGAAGCTCTGTCGAGTGGGGCGTCGATTTCGGAGTCTACAACCAAGCACCAATCGACGAATGCCAAGACAGAGCTGTTGCCGAATTCGTGAAGCGATCAAAGATGATGAAGGACCAGTATGACGAGATTGAAAAACGGACTCCGATCATCAAGCAAATGGTTCAAACGGCCCTCGAGCAGCTGCTTCCTTACGGCAAACCAGTCGCTCCTTCATTAGGCCAGCGCCAACATCAAATCGAGATCCCGGTCAGGTTCCGACCAGGTGCCGGTGGTTCCATCATAACCAAAGGCTTCCTTGATTACTGGTTCGAGGACGAAGGCATTGTTGATCTCAAGACCACGGCAACCGCACCAAGTAAATTCTCAACCAGTCATGGCATCCAGGCGGCGATATATCAAAGGGCCATGAAAAAGAAAACCGGCAAGCTGATTCCTGTCCGTTTCCTGTACTGCTTAAAACGAAAAAAAGATCCCTTCGTATGGCTGACATTAGAAGAAGAAGATGCGGAATATTTTTTAGATTTGTATAAGCGAACTGTGATTTCGATGGAGAAAATGCTGAATAAGTTTCAAACGAAAGAAGAAATGCTGGAATGCGTCCCACACAATCCGGATTCCTTCTATTGGAATGAAGCAGCCCATATCGCCGCCGAACTTTACGGCTGAGATAAAACAGCATGGCGCGATCTTCATCCAGGATGACCACGACCCGGTCCAGCCACCCGAAGTCTTGCTTTGGCGTGGCGTCATATCTAATGCAGTTAAGGACTCGGGTACTCTGCTTGATCCAGAAATGCGACCAGATGCGATTGACGCAATCGGATGGCTACTGGCTGACACTCAGGACTTCGAAGACGTATGTGAACTCGCAAAAGTTGACTCAGAACTCATTAGAACTACGGCCTGGAAATTCATCCGGGCCAAGTATCCGGAGAAACTCATCTCCGGCGTCATTGCTTGTTACGAAATACAAGCCCATAAAACCTCAGAAAAAGGAAATCTTATGCCTTTGACACTTTTATCCGGCGGCGGCGGTAAACCATTCATCCGTTATTCCCCCTCAGACGACGAGTGGACCAGGTCCAGCTCAGAAGGTGAACCTGTGAATGTGGATTTTACAGGACCAGTCATTGTTGACATTGAAAAAACCCAAATGGGTTGGCTCAAACTCATGGGCGGACGCGACTTCCAGCCCTGGCCGAACAACGAACCTGTTGAAAAGCCCTCAAGCGAACACAAGCAGGGATTCCGGGTTGATTTTTTCAGCACCAAGCTGTTCGACGATGAGCCGATCCGCGAATTCAGCAGCTCCAGTGCTGGGGTGCTGAACTTCATCCAGGACCTTTATAACAAGGTCGAAGCAGACGGCAAATTTGAATCGGGTGAAGTCCCTGTTCTCAAGATGCTTCCTGCAAAGAAACTCCGACTGGGACGCGGCAACACCCGCATTCCTCAGTTCGAAATCATGAAATATGTACCACGCCCCGAGGAACTCGAGGCGGAAGCGCAAAATGTTGGCGCCGAGAGTGACGACCTCGATGCTGTTTTTGGCTCTGCTCCGTCAAAACCAGCTGACGACACTTTCGACGAGGAAATCTAGCCTTTCCCACTAGGTTTCTTTCCAACATTGGCACGGATCAGAGTCAACCACCTGGTCCGTGCCGTCGCAACCCAAGGAGAATGATGAACGATTCAAATCCTGCCATCAGGATGCTGGACGAAGCCCTTCGATGGCACGACCGAGGCTTCGCCGTTATACCAATTCACTACATCAACCTGGACGGAACGTGCAGCTGCAAAGTCGATTGCGGCTCAACCGGTAAACACCCTGCACTCAAATCCTGGACCAGGTATCAGATCACCCGCCCCTCGAGAGGGACTGTAGAAGCATGGTTTGAACCAGGTGGAAAATACGAGCTTTACAATATAGGTGTCATCACCGGCCAGGTTTCCGGAAACGTCGTTGTCATTGATGTGGACGGCGGACCTGGTAAAGAAGGCAAGGAAAACATCCTCGACTTCATGATGCAGCACGAAGAATTTCCGCAAACCCTGACAGTTAGTACCGGCGGAGGCGGACTGCATTATTTCTACAAGATCCCAAAGGGCATGAAAGGGATCACTGATAAAAATACTTTAGGTAAAGATGTCGATGGGCGTGGAGAAGGTGGGCTCGTAGTGGTCCCGCCTTCCGAACACCATTCCGGCGGATTCTACAGTTATCGTGACGATAGCTTAGATGAACCAGCAGACTGTCCGGAATGGCTGATTCCTTTTGTTGTTCAGCAAACTGAGTCCCAAACGGACTCAGCGCCGACTCAGGATCAGACTATCGATATGTGGGGCAATGTCCTGGATGGACGCGAAGGCTACATGATGACTCTTATTGCTGGAACGATCAGAACCTGGTGGGGAGAGCGAGGCCGCATTCCTACTTTGGAAGAACTGATCGAAGATGCCTGGCCCCACTACCTCCGCAAAGCCAAAGCTCGAGGCCGATCCCTGGATGAGGATGGCCGGGGCCTGGCTCAATTCACCAAGAAATCAAAATACTGGATCAAGCTCGCCAACGAAGGCCGGATGAAGATCCTCCAGGATGTGGATCCTGGTTCGGAGCATGAGTTGTCCTTTGGCAACGCAAAAGAACTCCCGCCTCCGGAGAAACGGATCCAGCTTACCGATCACTGGCTGAAGAACTACGTTGGCGATCCGCCGGAGCAGGTATGGCTCATTGAGAATAAGTTGCCGCTTGGAGTCTCTGGTCTGATCGCCGGTCAAGGCGGTGTCGGAAAATCATTCCTGATGCTTGACCTGGCCCTCAAAGTCGGAGGTGGTGACCAATCCTTCCATAAGGAATACGCCCTTGGCGGTCTGGTTGCCGACAATGGATGCGTCGTCTACTTCACTGCAGAGGATTCCAGGGACGCGATCCACCGGCGGATCCACTCGATCCAGGACTCGACGATCCAGAAACGTGCCGGTGAAAACGTCATCATCCTTCCGCTATCCGACTTGGGCGGAGTGCAGCCCTTCCTCCATTCCGGATTCAATGGTTTGGAGCAGTCTCCAGAATATAAGGATATTCGAAAACAGCTCATGGATCTGAATGAACAGAAGAAGATCAAACTCATCATCATCGATCCGCTGCAGCCATTCTCAAATGCCGACATCAACGCCGATCCTGCAGCTGCTCAACACTGGTGGAGCATGATGAATGAACTCGCGGCAAAACTTAATGCAACCATTTTAGTGACACATCACATGAGAAAAGAAGGAAGCTGGTCCATCCGAAAAGCAGCGCAAGCTCGAGAAGCGATTCGAGGAACCACCGCCCTGGTCGATGGAGCCAGGTTTGCCTATGCACTCTGGCTGATGCCGGAATCCGACGAAATCGTTCTTGCTCAAAGAATGGGCTTCGAACCAGGAACCGGGCATTGCGTCTGTGGATCCGTCGTTAAGGCCAACGACTATGCGGATTTCAGCATTCAGACATTCATCAAGTCTGATTCCGGTCTACTCCAGGACCGAACCAGCGAGGTCCTCGAGATCCTGGACCAGTCCTCCACCCTCGAACCGAACCAGGTTGCAGCCATCTTCTCCGAAATCCGAAGACGCTGGGTTGCTGAGAATCCCTTTGCCATTGGCACCAACACCGGAAGGTCCTTCATTGGATGGCTGAAGAACGAATACGGAATGTCTCACAACTCTGCAAAGCAATACATGAACTCATGGCTCAATCACGGATACCTTCTAAACACCTTGTTTAGTACAAAAGGTAAAATTTACGGCCTAAAGGTCGTGAATGAACCCAACCTTGGAACCCCTACATACGCAAACTGATATGAATGATTTTAATTTAGAAGATTTAGTCATCAAACCACTGACTCCGGAAGAAGAGGAAGAGCAGCTACAGAAAGAGATCAAGGAATACTGTGAGGAAAACGGCTACATCCGCATGGTGCTGACCCGGGAAGAATATGAATGGCTTCAGGAACTTGCTGCAGAACGATCCACCGGCCAACGCTACGGCTACGATCCGTCCATGCACCAAAGCACTCAATTCAAGAAATGGATGTCCGGCCTCAAAGGGGAGCTGGCAGTCGCCAACTACCTCGAAACCAAAATCGATCCCCGATACCGGAGATTCGGCGATAACGGCATCGACTTCTATTGGGATGCACCTCCATCAGAAATGTATCCGGATTCCCGATTTTCCATTGATGTGAAAACTGTCACCCAAGGCCTGGGAACCGGATTCGCTCCCGAATGGCGGCACCCGATGATCCTTGGAGCCTCCCTGTATATCTATTGCCGCACCCCGCGCCACGGATCCCAAACTGTTTACATCTACAGTTGGCTGGATAACAAAAAAGTCCGGGAGAACCTGGTCGTCAACCAGCAAGGTTACGATGTCATCCGCGACTATCACTTTGATATGGACGCAAAACCCATGAACCGCCGTGTCACTTACCGCATGGCAGATTTTAAACCACACTTTGGAGTAGAAAAATGACCCCAGAAGAATTCAAAAAAAGAAGGAAACACCTCGGCCTCACCCAGCAGGATGTTGCCGATATATTCGACTGTTCAGACGGACTCGTATCCCAATGGGAAACCGGAGCCGTCCCGCTGAAAGGCATGGCCATGATCGCAATGTCGAACCTCCACCTTTCCGCCTGCCCAACCTGCAACCGACCCTACGTTCAACTGAAAACAGACTATCACCTGAAAAAGCCAGCCCAGGCGGAACTTGCTATGGAGGATATAGATATATGAGCATCGAAAACTGGCGCCCTACCGACGAAAAACACTTCATCCGACAGCTGAGTGTCCGCCAAGACAGCCTCACGGAGATCGAAGGCTATCTCAGGTCCATCGACACCCGAACCAACTGGGGGCCTCACATCACTGAAGCCGACATCATCGACTTTAAAAGAGAAGCAATCCAGTTGCTGCTCGACGCAAAGAAAGCAGGAATCTCTCAATGAATTTTTGCACCAGGTTAAGCCAACCGGGCGGTGCCTCTCCTTATGGGCGGTCAAGCGATTTCCCGACCCATACAAAGCGCATCGATGTTCTCACCTGGAAAGCAAGATGGCCGGATGCTGCCATACGCTGTTTAACCTGGTGCCTATTTGCTGAATCATTTGTTTGAACAAATTTGTTTGTTAACAAACGAGTAACAAAAACCATGAAATATCCATTAATCAGCATAGTCCTGGGCCTCATCCTGTTTTATGTCGGGCTGAAGCTATTCGCCGGAGGCATGAAAGAATTAAGATTAGGCTCATTCCAAAATTACATCGATAACCCCTATTTGGCATTCCTGGGAGGGCTTATCTGCACCATGCTTTGGCAGTCCAGCTCACTTAGTTCAACAGCCGTTATCTCGCTAGTCTTTGCTGGGACTCTCCCACTTCCATCAGCAGTTGCCGCAATCCTTGGCTGTAACCTGGGGACGACCCTAACCATTCATATTGCAGGGCTCATGTTAAGCGAGGGCCTCTATTACGGACCCACAAAACAGATAGCAATTTTTCATACTGGAGCAAACCTTCTCATGGCAGCCTCACTGCTTCCTTTTATTAACCCAATCGCAAGATTCATACAAAAATTCTAATTCTAATAAACGAAATGACTGATAAACAATTCGACCGCATCTGCAACATCCTCATCGACCTGGGTGATCACTTCTACACCGAAGAACGCTTCGACACGATCCAGAAATCATGGAATCTGAACCTGACCGAAGTCTTAATTGTTCTCTGCAATGAAGTCCAAAAGTCCAGAGAGCAATCCGATCAGAATAGCCGTCGATTGATCGAGAAACTACAGAACCTCGATCATAGTTTGAAGTATCTCAGGCTGTCCATCGACACCGCAAAACAGGAAGAAGAACCCAGCCCAATACAGAAACATTTCAACGAACATCAAGTCGCAGAGATAACCGGACTATCAGTAAAAACCCTTCAGCATTATCGGCGGCAAAAACGTGGTCCTACCTATTTGAAAATGGATCGCCGCGTACTTTACCCTGAATCAGATTTAGCTGCTTGGCTTGAGTCAAAACGGACGAGCTGTCTGGGTGAAAGCGGGTGAAATGGGCGGAAGTGGAAAATATGAGGGTGAAATGGGCGGAAGTAACAAAATAACCCCACTCCAAGAGAACACCTTAAAAGAATTTGCAGCACGTTATGGGCGGTGTTCTGGGTGGGAGAAATCCCCCATACCCCCTATAAGGCACTGCTTACTGTTACCAGACAACCTGTCCCCCAGCAATCAAACCCCTGATCCGTCCCGGGTAGCCGGGTTCCTGCACCCCGGATGCCCGGGGATCCGGTACCCCGGTAATCCGATAATGCGGCAAACGCTATGGAGAAGTTGTACGCATACGCTCCCGCAACTTCCCCGCGCTTATTTGAAGATTAATGATTATGAAAAATACTGAGAAGAAACCTTACAAACCCTGGTCCCTCGAAAACTCTCTCAACGAAGAGATCACCATGAAGATCCGATCCCTCGATGTCATCGCCAGGATCATGGAAAAGAAATGGGGGCCTGGCCGATTGCCGACCCTCATGAAACCCGAAACCGAAGAAAAGTTCTACCTTGCCCAGCAGAACCTCGGGGATGCAGTACACCAAAAGAATTACACCCTCGTCTGCCAGAAAGTCGATAACCTCATTAAAGGTTATAAGCTCATGAACCAGAAAGCCATCGACCTGGGATACGAACCCCAGTCTGCACAAAACCCGGTCATCTGGTATCACCAAGGTCCTAACCAAGAGAAGTATGCCTTCGTTGCTGAACAAAAAGACATCAAGCAGGTCCCGGAGAATGCCGTGGATCGTACCTGGACCCTCGACGAGCTGTGCCACGTTATCCAATGGTATTTGGAGCAAAAAGGATCCGATAAGGTCATGCAGTTTAAAGATCAGTTCCCAGGCTCGGTGATCAACGATATCCGATCACCCGATCCGAATGATAACCAACCTGAATTCGAGATATGATATGTCTAACTACGAAGTTTGCAGTAACAACCTGCCGCCGGGTTTCGACGATCCGCAATATGATCCCCAAATGAGATATAACGAATTGGAGCAGTCCGTCCCTCTCGAAGTTGTGCCGCCTCCGGAAGATGATTTGGAGCCCCGCCTCCAGCTGCTCGAGAAAGTCGGGAAACTCATCTCCCAGGATCGCAATAAGGACTATGGCGATCCAATGGATAACCTCTCGCGGACCTGCGACCTGGTGAAGGCTTACCTGGGTGAAAGAAAAGGGACCGAATTGGAGCCCCATGATGTTGCTGTACTGGGGATTTTGCTGAAAGTGGGTAGACTGGCCCATGACCGGGAAAAAGATGATTCCTGGGCTGATATATGCGGTTACTCGGCTATCGGTTTTGAAGTGATGAAAATGCGGAGGGACGGCCCCAGGTGAGCGGGGCCGGGTTCGAGGTTAAATCTGATCAGTGTTGCGGTTTATCCTTCATAATTTGCAGAAAAGGTGGCTTCTTTTAAAAATTCATTAATGTGATCATCGATATCATCGACACGAACAAACCCATCCGTTCGAGCATCGACCGCATCATCTAAATCTTCAACTTGCCCTGCGATATCTAAAATCTTATTCTGGATATCTCCGTCTTGCAGTAATTCCAGCAAAAGCTTTTTCATCTGATCGTTTATTTCAATTGAGAGTTTCATTTGATCCTTTCGAGTTGATCGTGAACATAAGTTTCGAGTGAATACATATCCTCGAGGACATCCATTAAGGTGTTTGTCCATCCGTCGTGATCCAAAACCATATCATCGTCTGCATATCGATTATTGAATCCGTTGTCTTTCATTTTCTGGGCGACCAGCTCCGGGTCGATCCAAAGCACGTTTGATTTAGTTTTCATAATTCCTTTTCTTTTTCTTCAAGCCAGGTTTGGAGCTGTTTCAAATCTTCTTCGTTCAGATTAATATCTGATAGAATCGTCGGGTTCAACCAGTCTGGATCCCCGGTTTTGAATACCGGAAAAGCGATCCACTCATTCTCTGCGATGCTGTAGACATAAGCATGGCCGTCGTATTCTCTAAAAAATATTTTGATATTCATTTTTCCCCTTTTAATTGGTTTTCAATTTTTGTCGGAATTCCGTTTGGACTCCAAACATTCGGCCTCATTCGTAAAATTTTGATAGCGTTTAACCATTGTTGCCGGGTTAGGGTTACTGTCACTTTTTCTTCTTTGTTCATTTATTCCTTTCAGCCTGCCATCACTGACAGGCACAAAATTATCAGGTAAAAAGAACCGGCCATGCTTAACAGCAAGGCCAGTTCAAGAGTGATTCTTATCCAGGTTTTCATTCTCCGAATATCCCCATTAAAGTTTTATGGAGGTTTTCGGGGTTGCCTGGGTTCAAGGCTACGACGCCGGATCCTTTGAAGTCCTCGAGGGCTTCCCGGGTTCCGCAATCGCTACAAATATCGGTTTTGTTATCACGGCGACTCAATGCTGGATAATCAGTTGTGAGTTCGTTACAAGCTGGACACCGCCAGGGTCCGTTCTCAGCAAGACCATTGCCTTTGATTTCTGGGTCCAAATATTTTTCGTAATATTCGAGGTATCGATCACATTGGGATCCCGGAATTCTTGCGCCGTTCTCATCAAGACAAGGTTTGAACCACTCTTCCAGCTCCATGCTTTCCGGTTTCAGTTCCGGTAACCTGGCCATGTATCCAACATACTGCCGGACGCCTAAAAGAATATCAGGGTGCCGGGTTCCTTCATCTTGTCCCTGGTTTGGATGGTGCAGGTCGTAACGTCCGGAATAGATGCTGTCATCAATCCAGGTGATATAAAATTTCACTTTGTCATATCCGGGTGCGTCTTCCATTTGGTTTGCCCAGTTCAAAAGAACCTTGTTCGCATCATCAAAAGATTTGCAGTTTATTTCTTGATCGCATTGATCAATTGGCCCTTCCAGCCTGATCAGTGAAACTTGTTTTATTCTCATGGTCATTTGAACCTTTCCTTTCTGGATCCATGCACGGATCCAATTATGTTTTTACTCTGGCCATTACATAGTAGGCATTCAGAGCATTCGGTTTTTGCTCTAGTTTGATTTAAACAGAGCGTTTCATTTCTCAAAGGCATTCCGTCCTTTGAAGTTCTGGATGTCTTCCAGCCAAGACTCTGCGCCAGTTCGGTTTCATCCAGGTTTTCAACAGATGCCATGCACCAGGGCTTTAACCAGGTGCAGGCCGGATTCATCCATTGATGGGTATATCCAGTCCATCCGGGATCTGGTTTCAACTCGTTTAATATTGGTTGCCAGGCTTCGAAGGGGACCGCTCCGGGGTCGCCGTAGGCTCCCATGCGGAAAGCAAAAGTTTTGAAAGACCAGGTCAGACGTTTGGCCTGTCGTTTGGTTAGGTTGGATGTCCGGTAAAGGTTCCCGGCCTTGTAGGATCGGAATAGGGTGCCGGGTGCCTCAAAGGGTAGGACATAGCAGGCTCCGCCAAGGTTGTGCCGGAGTTTGCAGGCTCCGCATACGCTTTGATCTTTTTTCTTTTTTACTGCTTCGTTTGGGCTTATGTCGGATCGGATAATCCAGGATTGAATCATCGGTCCAGTTTTCCGGTTGTGGCTGGATCCATTAAGGCCGGACATGATGGCGACGATAGGTCCGCCATCGATCATTGAAGGGCCTTCATAAAATATTGTTGATTTCATTTATCTCATTCTCCTGATAAAACCAACAGCCAGGCCAAAAAAAAGCCTGGCCGTTAGGGATTAGAGGTTTTCTGGAATTGGGTTCATAAGTTCAGCCAGGCGGATGCCGTCCTGGTTTGTGGTTCGTCTTTCCATGCCTGCTTCGCATTTAGATGCATTTCTCCAGGCATTCCGCATTATCAAATTGACTAGCTTTCTATTGAATGAAAGCTCTTTGTAATATTCCTCATAACTCATAAGCCAAACTCCTCAAGCGGGAAATCATTGTACTCAAGAACTTCGATGGCAACCTGGGCAGGCTTCTCGCCGTCCTCGAATTTGTCAGCGTAGTAATAGTCCGCTAAACAATCAGAAGTGAATCCGCAAATCTTGACCAGCTCCTGGTCAACTTGTTTCATCCAAATATCAAATGCTTTTTGATCCATATTTACCTTATATTAAATGATTACCTGGTTTCGTCCAGGTCCGTCGGTCAAGCTGACCAAACAACAAACAACCAATTATTTATAGACAATTTGTCTAGATGTAAAGCTAAATCATAAAAAAATGTTAAAATGATCTAAGAAAGGACAAAAAAGATTATGGAAACCGCTATAACATCAAACCAATTAACGCCGAAGCAAAATCAATTTATCAACTATCTTGTAGTTGAAGGATTGAACCAAACCGAATCCGCAAGAAGAGCTGGATATTCGTATCCTGGACAAACCAGCTATCATCTAATTCAGAATCCCAAAATAATCCGTGCTATTCGGCAGGCCCGACAAACTCACTACCAGGGCGAGCTTGCCAGTCTGGCCGTCGGGACTCTCCGCCAGGTCATGCAGGATGACGACGCTCCGGCGGCGGCCAGGGTGCAGGCTTCGAGGACAGTTCTTGAGCTGGCCGGGGATTTGAACAAGGGAAAGGGCGATGATCTATCGACCAGGTCGCTTGCTGAAATGACGCCGGACGAGCTGGGATCCATCATTGATAAATGGGAAAACGAGAGAGTGAATCTAGCCAAAGATGTCACTCCGGGTAGTTTTAAATCGCAAAATGATGAACCAGGTCAGCCAGGCCAGGGATCCGAATAGTCCGGCCAGGACTATTTGAACGAAAACGGCGTAGAAATGAACAGAAACCAAGTGATTCCGCGTGATGCCGACCCCCACCCCCGGCCACCGCCAGCGGAGCTGGCGCTAATCGATTATGGGCCGACGTACAAAATTTTGATTTTTTGAGACTTTTGGTCTTTTTTGTTACACATTTGTCAACAAAAATTTTTGTTCCAACAAACGATTTAACAAAGGAATCCGTACTTTCCGTCTAGTTGACAACGTCGATCAACAGAATATACTGGAATTAGAACCTAAAAACTGATCCAGGCTATGGCACAACCGACCCCCTATACGCGGCAATATAACTTCACTGACCGCGCAACCAGTAACCCCTCCGATCCGTTACCCGGCTCCCAGGTAGACGCGGAGCTGAACCAGGTCAAGACCAACCTGGACGGCATTAACACGAACATAAAATTAATTCAACGTGATGATGGGAAGCTGGCGAATTCGTCAGTAGGAAATCAGCAATTCGGTTTAGATGCCTTGGCGCTGATAGGCGCATCCGGATCCGGCTTCAACATCAAGGGGGCTTGGGCGGCGTCCACTGCCTATGTGGTAGGTGATGTAGTTGAAAACAGCCAAGCCACTTATTATTGCATCACGGCCCACACATCTGCGTCAGCTTTTGCGTCGAATGAGTCGAAGTTTGTAATGATTGCCAATGCAGCAATCAGTTCTTCTGCGGTTCAGGTTGAGAAGTTCACTGGGAATGGAAGCACCCAGACGTTCACATTATCGACGACGTATGGTTCAGACAAGGATGTAATGGTATTTGTTGCGGGGAGTTTAAAGACCCCTCAATCGGAGTCGAGCAGTTCCGACGCGGCATCTTATACCATCAGCGGAACGGATCTGACGTTTGTAACCGCGCCTCCGACCTCTTCTACCCCGAATGTATTTGTTTGGGGAACGAGTGTCGCAGTGGAGCAGGCGAGGCAGAGTGCATTAGCGAGTTCCGACACAGCCTCTGGTCATTCTGCGGACGCGGGTCAGCACAGGACGACAGCATCAGATTGGGCAAAAAAGACAACTGGGACAGTAACAGACACCGACACGGGTGTGGACTCGAATGAGTACTCGTCCAAAGCGTATTCTATTGCGGCAGGGACTCCGACCACGATTTATGTAACGGCTTCAGGGGGAAAATTCATTTTAAATGGGAAGACGATCAGCAGTGGATCCGACTCCATTTACAACATCATCAAGGGTACGACCTACACGTTTGATGTCAGTGACAGCAGTAATAGCACTCATATTATTGCTTTCAGCACGACAGCCGAAGACACCTCACCCGATTACACAGTCACGCGATCCGGCACACCTGGTCAAGCGGGAGCAACAGTAACATTTGCAGTTCCGTCGGATGCAGCAGCAACTGTTTATTTTTATTGTACGGCGCACTCGGGTATGGGAGCAACTTTGACATCGATTGCGGAGAGTTATGCTCCGTCATCAGGATCGTCGAAGGAGTGGGCATCGAAGACGGACGGACAGGTTTCAGGATCCGAATACAGTTCGAAGTCATACGCGAATTCGACGGATGTGAATGAACCTTCGACTGGCTCCTCGAAAAGCTGGGCATCAAAAACCGGCAGTGCAGTAGACACGGATTACAGTTCGAAGGTATATGCCCAGGACACGGCTTTAGGCGCAGATACGTCAGGCGGATCGTCGAAGGGCTGGTCGCAGACAGACAAGAACACGGCGGTCCCAGGTGCAGCATCAACCGACCGATCTGCGAAGCATTATTCGGAGGTGGCATCGGATCATGCGGACACGGCAGAGGGTCATAAAAATACTGCAGCAACGTCCGTAGCCCGATTTTTAGGAAACAGCAGTTCGAATCCAACGACCAGGGATCCGAATGGCAGTGGAGCGTCTTTAGTTGCCGGGGATTTTTATTACAACACGAGTGATACGAAGCTTTATGTTTACAATGGTTCGAACTGGGAAACGATGGTGGCATCAGTGGGAGGAGATACAGTTGAGCCATCCTCTTCCGATTCGGATTTAACAGTCAAGGGCAAGACTGCTTCGAACAACGTCATCATCAATTCAGGTTCCAACACGATCAAGCTTCCTAACGTAAGAGCATCCCAGGACAACTATGTTCTTGCGATGTCGGACACCAGCACAGGCGAAACCGCATGGCAAGTAACGTCAACTGCACCAACGATCACGAGTGTTTCAGGTGCATTGAATCATGATCAGGACTCAACCTTAACGCTCTTTGGAGCAGATTTTCTAAGTGACACCACAGTATCCCTTTGGAACGCAAGTTCAGGAGGATCTAAAGTTGGGTCAGATGCAACGATTACCAATCAAACAGCAGGTAGACTTGAAGCAACCTTTGGTCATGGTTCTTTGAGTGCTGGCGATACAGTTTATGTAGAAGCAGAAAATTCTGGGATTACCGCAAGATTTTCCACGGCATTTGTAGTATCCGCAGATCCTACAGTAACCTTTACTGGTGGTTCAGGTGCTAGTTATTCCGAAAGCACTCACCTTGGTACTTATGGGGGTAGGGTTGCTGGTGGACAGCAGGATAGTAACACAAAATTACTGCTGAATTTCGACAGAGGTGGTGGAACGGACATAGAAGACAGTAGCAACACTGGTGGCATTGGTCACAAAACAACAACAAGCGGAAACGCAGTCATCAAAGCGTCACCTTTTGGGGATGGGAAGAGTGCGATGTTCTTTGATGGGAGTGATGATAAATTAGTTATAGCAGATCATGATGATTGGGAATTGGGAACATCTTCTTGTGTAGAATTTTGGTATCAATGTGATTCTCATGGTGGCACTGAAATAGTAATGTCGCATGGTGGGATAAGTACAGCGGATGTTGATGGATGGACTATTTATAGGAATAGTGATGGAACAGTAACTGTTAGAGTTCGCACTTCTTCAACAAATTATGATTTAGCTAGTACAACAGTGTTAAATATTGGCTCTTGGTATCATTTCGCATGGACAAGGGATGGAACTACTGCACGATTGTTTATTGACGGAACACTTGAAGCATCATCGACAGCCTCAACGCATATTGCAACAACCGCTAATGCAGCTAAAGATTTAAAAATAGGATGTGGACATAATGATGAGTTAGATTGGGGTGGATACTTAGACGAAATCCGCATTGTTAATGGTAGTGCCGTTTATACTTCAAATTTCGATGCCCCAACTTCAAGATTTACAGCAATTACGAATACCAAATTGCTGATTCATAGTGATCAGTCAGATGATGCTTCAGACTTTAATCGCATTTTAACTACAAGCGGGCCAGTACAAAGCACAACTAATGCCAGAACAGCGTGGGGTGGATCTGCTTGGGATTTTGATGGGTCTGATGATTATGCCTTTACGACCCCATCTACCGATTTTGATTTAGGAAAAACCTACGATTGGACACTTGAATGCTGGATTCGTGTTGAAAATCTGGGTGGTTGGGATCGAATTGCTTCTTTAGCAGACAAAGATGATTGGGGCGGATGGGCTTTACATCTTAATGGCAGTAATTACCACATGCTATTTGGAGATGATAATGAAACTGTCAATATAAGTGGTGGGGCAAGCTCAGTTCCAACTGAAGGAACTTGGCATCATTATGCTGTTGTTCACGATTACACGGCAGACACACTAACAATGTACAAAGATGGAGTTCAAGTTGGTCAAACAACCGATGCCAGTACAACAGACTGGAACTACGATGCGACAAATCGACCAGTATTAATTGGAGCTAGGTCTTCATCTGGAACCAGTGCAGTAGGTGGTTATTCTGGAACACCTACCAATTACTTTGATGGGATGATTGAAGATTTGAGAATTGTGGTTGGTACAAAAGTATATACTGGTGCGTTCAATAATTCTCCCCCATCTGGCCCACTAACCACAACAGGAGGCTCTTACACTGTTGGTTCAGACATAGCGAATGTGAATAGGTCATTTCCAGCATCACATACTAAACTTTTAGTACATGGCGATGGTGCAAAGTTTACCGATAGTTCTTCTGATTCCCCTGCTAATAATACAGCCCACATCATAACCCCAACAGGAGCCTACCACAGCCAAGGCCACGGAGGAATCGCCCCTGCGATGACTTGGCCTGCAAGCAAGAAGAAGACTGGGAGTGCTGGTGCTTATTTTGATGGGACAGGGGATTATCTCTCAATTGGTAGTGGTCACCTGCCTAGTACAGTTACTCAGGGGTCGATTGATTGTTGGGTTTATCCACTTAGTTTAAGCACATCAGGGTCAAGTATAGATAATCTTGGGTCAACGATAATGGGCAAAGATAATGTGGCATCCCATTGGTATATTAAAAATGATGGGGCAGTTGGGTTTCACTACTATAACAATAGCAGTGCTTCTCATGTTGCTTATGAAACAGCATCTGGAGTTGTTAATGCAAATACATGGACACATTTAGCGATTGTATTTGACACAAACTATGCTGGGATTTTTGTAAATGGGTATCTTAGGAAAAAGGATACTACATTTAAAAAGTTTACTTATAATTCCGCAAGTGATGGAGCCGATTGTTTTATTGGCATCAATTACTCATCAAGAACTGATAACTTCTTCCACGGATACATTGATTCTTTTAGGATAGTCGAAGGTGCTAATGATTGGGGTAGTGGTTACAGTGGTTGGTCTGAAGATGCTTCAACGCAACGATTTACCCCACCCACCAAAATCTACGGAGCCTATAAAGACAAAACGATCCCAACCATCACCTTCACAGGTCAACTGGCATCGGGTGACTTGCAATCTGATGAGGACATTGAGTTTTCCAATGTAGCAAACACTTCAATCACAACTGGAATGCAGAAGCTTGATGATACGAACATCGGGTTGACTCTAACAAACCTGACAGGATCAGACAAAAACAAAGCAACCTTAACAGGAACAATTAGTAATAATTTTAGTGGTACAACAAGAGCAAACCTACCAGTAAAAGCACAGGTCCGAACAGAGAGAGGGAATGCTGCTTATGATTCCACAGGTTCTTCAAAACGCTTAGTCACTTTTTCCAGTTCAACAAATACAGAAGGACTGCAACCTGGGTATACAGTTACTGGAACTGGCATCCCTGCTGGAACCACAATCACTTCAATTGATTCTTCGACAACCCTGACTTTATCTGCGGATACCACGGGTGGTGCATTGACTTCCCAGACTCTTCATTTTGGTGATCCTGAAAGGCAGATCCATGTAAATGGAAGTGAGGTGCTGGATAATACTGACTCGATGCTCACCATTGCAGTGGATGCTGAGACTAAGCCAACGCTGTTCAATGCACGGAGGTTTATAGGTAATGCAACCAATAGAGACATAACAGGATATGGTTTCCAGCCGGATCTAGTTTGGATGAAGTATCGTGCTGA